CGACGCATGTAGATTCGCGTATCAGAGGGTCATTACAGTCAAGTCACAAGCAACGCACCACAACAATGTTCCGAGTTCGTCGGAGCTAAAGACTGCTATCCAATAAACGTGTAAGTATTGTAGGACTTTTTTAGGGTCCTACAATTAAAATAATAACTTAATCTTCTTTTGCTAATTTTGCAAAATAAGTCATCGAATCATTATCATCAGTAGTTTCTTCATTAAATTCTGTGTCAACAACTGATTTTCTTGGAAGAGTTGTTTCTTCAGCAGTAAAAGTTGTAGCAAGAGCATTATCGCCATTAAGATTTAAAACCCTATCCAAACGAGCTTTTAACTCTGCATAAGATTTAAAATTATCTAGCGCTAAAAATTCTTGCAACTTATTCTGAGTCTGCCACAAGTTTTCTAATTGAACATCCTCACCATCAAACAATTGTTGAGGTGCACTAAACTCAGACTTATCATAATTTGTAAAGCCTTCCACTTTTCGAATCTTCAACTTGAAGTTTGCACCTTCCCAAAAATCAAAAGGATTTACAGGTTGTTCATCTTCGAATTGAGGATTCATTAGATCATTAACTTTATCAAATATTTTTTTACCATATTTGAACAGAAAAACTTTACCTTCATTTTCAGGATGTTTTGAATCTTCTACAACTAAAACATTAGAAATGTAAGAGAGACGTCTTTTTTGTTTACGAGCTAAATCTTTATTAGCTTCAACACCAGAACCCCATAGCTGAGTATTATATTCAGAAACAGGATCTGCTTTATTAAGAGTAGTCAAACTATTCTCAATAAACCATCCACCTGGCCCTTGAAAGCCATGATTAAAAATACGGACCCACGGCAAATCTTCTCCATCAACTGGAGGCAAAAATCTAATAACAGCATAACCATTACCAGCTTTATCTAATTCAGGTCTCCAAAACCTGTCATCTTGTCCACGACCATCACCATTATTAATTTTACCGATTTCATCGTTAAGACGAGAGAAATTCGATTTACGTTCTTGTTTCATATTTGCAAACGACATATATTTCCTTATATCTTTGTATGTTAATTATTATTCTTATCCACTGTATGCATAATCTATATCTATATTATACAGTATAATAAATTAAAAGTCAATGATTTTTTTAAAAACATTCTTAAATTTATTAACATCGTATTCAAGAAATGGCCTATATTTTTTACACTTAATATAAAATTCAGGCCATATGATAGTATCAGAAATTTGTTTATTAAATTGATCAACAAACTTAAAAATACTATTCATTATTATAAAAGTTTCGAAATTAATTTTTTCAGCTAATACCATTTTAAGTATAACTGGATGTTGATGATCTTTTACCTTGAAAAGATTCTCAATTAAATGCTCTGAAACTTCAACTAAACTATCATCTGCTGCAAAAAAATTAAGAGCATTTTTGCAATCAGTTGTAAAAGTATATTGTAAACTTTCTATCTTCTTTTGCCAATCTTTATAAATTGTTAAATATTCTGGAGTTAAAGCATCTCCAATCCACATTTTATCATTAGCTATAATATTAGACACAAAAAACTGTTCTATTTGTTTTTCATTATAAAGTCTAGCTAGTTTTTTAAAAGTATAATGATCCTTTCTTTTATTATAGGATGTTAATGACGCATTAACTTGGCCATTATATTTAAAATAATCATAACTGGAATTAAAATGTAATTTTATAGCAAGATAAATTTTATAAACTTCAAAATCTGTCATATAGGCAAGCGTGAAGTTTTTGGTATAAAATTTAAATCTTCAGCTTCTTTACGTAAAAGACGTTTTAAATCTGTTCCAATTAATTTCTTAACTGTTTCATATTCCAACTCATGTGCTTCACAATAAGCTAATATTGCATCTAAAACAGACATATAAGCTGATAGTTTTTTTACTTCTTCATTAAATTGTTCTGAAGAATGCATTTTTATTTGGCTTGTTTTATCAAGTTTTGTGGTACCCATAATCTCCATCATATTTACCTATTGTTTCAGCTGTTCCAATAATTAAATGAGCAAAACGTGTTCCAGGAGTAAACGTTGTTTCTCCTTGTATATTATAGCACGTTGCTGCAGCATAATCTTTAAAACCAGAATCGTATACGGAACTAATAATCAAGACGCCATTGCGATTAAACGTACTACGACCTAAAAGAATAGCCATTTCACCTTCACCAATAGTGACTAGCTGATCAGAAATAATTTCATAACAGCGTCCCTGGTCCAATAAAAAATGTTCACCAAGAAATAAATCATTGATCGTTTTTAATGGATAATTTTTTCTTGGAATCTTTTGATTTTCATCCATATGCATAGGACCACTCCCAATAACATTAACTGATTTAATACGCAAATCAATTGTATTAGGTTGGATCATTTTTTCATCAATATTAGTAATCGATGTTACAGTCTGATCACCAGTTGGATGTTTAAACATAATTACCTTTTAACGTTTGTGCTATTTGTTGTTTTAAATGATCTAAATTCTTTTCACTATTGTCAATAATATGATCAAATATTTTATCAGAGAATCCTTTCTCTGTAATATGATCATCCCCTTCAATATTTGAATCAATTAGTTTAATAAATTTAATATGTGGGAGCATACGGACACTTTGCATTGCTGCTAATTCATGATCAAACCGCATATCAGTTACAACAACATCTTCATTATGATCAAAAATATCTAAAACATATTTTGTAAATTGTTGTTGATCATAAGATAACATTAGCATACCAATTTCCCTTACTAGGTGTCTGCCATCAATAAGATGTTCACGACCAGGATGATTCAGCATCAAAAGCTTAGACCTCTTGACTATATCATATTCGTTATCGTTTTTAAGTTGTAAAAGAAATTTGATTTGTTCTCTAATTTTATCAGCAAAAGCACATTTAATAAAATTATAATCTTTTACTAAGATATCAGCAAAGGTATCTTTACCTACACCTTTGGATCCGGATAAAATTATTTTCATTTAAGTAAGCGATTTATATATTCAATATTTTGAATAATAGTTGTATCTTGAGGATGTGTTAGTGGAATATCATGTTGAAAATTTACCTCCTTTTCAAATTTACCATTAATTAAACCAGTAGGACTATTATCAAAAGAAATTTCGTGGATACCTGACCAAATTGCAGCACTAGAATCCCATGAAAAAATATAATGTTTGAATAGTTGTTTTAGTAATATTATTTCTTTTGGACCATCTACCATACCTAAACAATGAAATCTTTTGTATGTTTTATCACAGGGAGGTCTTCTCTCTCTCAATAATCTAAAAATTTCATATCTAGATAAGTATCTTTGTAGATTATTATTACGTTCAACACCAAATGCATTAGGAGTATTTAATATTGATATTCCAATTAAATCAATACCTTCATTATCAATACCCCATTCTATAGCTTCTAATAAATCATCAGTTTTTCCTATTTCACTTTGAGGACAATAAAAAGTTTTAAACCCATTATCTTTAATTTTAGATATTAAGTTTTCAGCTGCTGTTGAAGTCTTCGTCCAAGGTTCAGCTGGATAATCAGACATAACAATATAATCTGCACGACATGCTTTACCCATCTCAATTAATTTAGACGAATCGTACATTGGTTTACCCTGCTTATACATTTCGAAAGCAGAGTTATCCATTATTTTAAATTTACTATCTTTTAAATTGTAATAGAAATCTCGATACTGCTCATCTTCTTCAACGAGATTAGCAAGTATCAAATGAATTGAATTATACTGAGCATATTGTTGAATATATGCTGTAGGACATATATGTGCAAAATTTAACATAATGTAATTATTTGATTAATTTTTAGAATAAATGCTCCATAATACCCAAATTGCTACCAAGCCGACCAATCCTTCGCTGCCAAGTTGCTTGACTATCGATACAACTGATCCAATTACATCTAATCCGATAAATGGAACTGCGGCTCCAAACAAAATTTGTAATACTACTCCAAGAGCAATTATAGCAAGCCCTACTTCAGTTATGGAACGTATCCATTCTAAAATTTTATCTACCATTTAAAACCCCCTTTTTTATTTTATTGATTAGGTACAAATTTATATTACTAATTTGATTCTTTCAAACGATATATACGTTTGATGTCATCTATATGCTTGCGGTGCTTATCTAAAAAAGCTATCTCCAAAGTATCTTGTTTAATATTAAGAACATAATCCTTTTTGGGCTTTAAACCAATATTTTGCAAATCATTTTCAAGATCATCTAACATTGATTCATCCTTAGCAAAAGCTTTTAAACCTTTTAGTACCATTGT